TCATGTAGAACAGTGGCGATTGACTTGCGTCGTTCTAAAACGCTTGTATGCGCCCACGCATGGGACCACGATAGCCATTGCTTTGACTGTTTATCGCGGCCAATCAGTGTCAG